CCCGAACCCACCGCCGCGCCGGCTGGTGAGCCCAACACCGACAACCAGGAGTAAGCACCATGCGCTTCGAACACAAACGCGCCGCCCTCGGCAAGATCGAGGTCACCTACGGCACCGACCCCACCCCCACCGGCGCCGCCAACTACCTGGAGGTCTACGACCTCTCCATGCCCGGCACCGAGTACGGCAAAAGCCCCCGCATGCCCGTGCGCCCCTTTGGCGGCTCCATCGCCACCGTACTGGCCAGCACCCCCTTCAAGCGCGGCTTCGGCTTCAAGCTCGCAGGCGCTGGTGCGGCCGGCACCGCGCCCGCATGGGGGCCCATCCTGCGCGCCTGCGGCATGAGCGAAACCATCAGCGCTGGTGTGGACGTCACCTACGCCCCCGTCTCCACCGGCTTCGAGGCCATGACCTTCTGGGACAACCTGGACGGCGTCAACTACAAAGGCAACGGCTGCCGCGGCAACGCCCAGATCGAATTCGCCCACAACGACCTGCCCGGCGTCAAGGCCGACCTCACCGGCATCTACGCCGCCCCGGCGGATGCCGCGCTGCCCACCGTCACCACCACCGCGTGGAAAGACCCGGTGCCCTTCAACAAGACCAACAGCACCCCCTTCACCTTTCATGGTGTGGCCGCCGTCTGCTCCAAGCTCAGCCTGGACATGGGCCGCAAGATCAGCTGGAAAGACTACCCCGGCGCTGACAGCACCGTCACCCTTACCCCCAGTGACGTCACCGGCAGCATCACCCTGCAGGCCGAGCTGCAGGCCGTGAAAAACTGGGAGAGCGTGGCCGAAGCCCGCACCCTGGCTGCTTTGACGCTTACCAACGGCCTCACGGGTGGCAACAAGATCAAGCTGGACGCCAGCAACGTCCAGATCCTGGACGTCAAGTACGAAGCCAGCGACGGCATCGTCATGGTCACCCTGCCGCTGCTCTTTGTGCAGGTTGACGCATCCACCCCTGCATTCACCCTCAAGGCGCTGTAACACCATGTTCGTCATCAAGCAAGAATCCACCCCCATCGAATGGCCGCTGGAGTGGAACGAGCCCCAGTCCGGCGGCGGCTTCGTGCCGCGCCCCTTCAAGGGCGTGTATCGCCTGCCGCGCCAGGAACGCCTGGACGAGATCCGGCGCCTTGCCAACCAGGCTTTGCGTGGTGAGCTGGCCGCCGGCCGCAGCGTGGAGGAAGACATCCGCCTGGCTGACGAGTACTTCACTGGCTGGGCGGACGTAAACAACCCCGACGGCACCGTCTTCGAGGTCAATCCCGTCAACCGAGCAGTCTTCATGGGCCTGCCCGGGATGCGTGAAGTGATCATCAAGGGTCTCTACGACATCGTAACCGGGACGGCCGAAAGAAAAAACTCCAAGACGCCGCGCGCCACTGGCTAGGCCTGCGCCCGGTGGTTGTTGACAGCCGCAGCGAAGACCTCGCCCGGCTAGGCCTGCCGCCCGAACAGATCGCCACCCTCACCGCTGTAGAAGAAGGGCAGGGCGGCGACGAAGAGCCCCCCTTCGAGGTCTGGCCCTCCAACTGGCTGGCCGTGCAGGTCTTCCTGGACTGCGCTCTGCAGTGGCGGGTGAACGCCAAGGGCGTGCCCCAGGCCATAGACCGCGCCGCCCTGCGCGGCACCGTTGAACTCTGGCCCGTTCCTGCGGACCAGCAGGGCGACACCTTCCATCGCGTGCGCCTCATGGAATATGAGGTTGCCAGCGAATACAAGCGCCGCTTTCCGGCGTGATCTTTTCACCTTAAGGACAAGACCATGGCTCTCACCATGAGCATCGACTTCGCCGCCAACATAGCGCGGCTGGAGGAGAACACTCGAAAAGCGGCTGGTGCCGTGGAGTCCATGGCCAACCGCATTGAAAGCGCCTCTGGTTTTATCAAGAGAGCTGCGGCTGGGATGGCAGGGGCCTTCAGTGTTGGTGCCTTCGCCGCCGCCATCAAGGGCAGCATCGACCTGGCTGACAACCTCAACGATCTGAGCAAGCGCACCGGGGCCAGCGTTGAAATGCTCTCCGGTTTCCGCCTGGCCGCCGCGCAGTCCGGCACAAGCCTGGAAGCCGTTGCCAACGGCAGCAGAAAGCTGGCCACCTCGATGACGGAAAACAAGGATGTTTTCCAGAAGCTGGGGATTGATACGGGCAACCAGACCCGCGCCATGATCCAGCTGGGCGACGTCTTCGCCGGCATGGATGACCCGGTGCAGCGCAGCGCCCTTGCTGTCAAGATTTTCGGCAAGGCCGGAGACGAAATGCTCCCCATGCTCATGGAGGGCAGCGCAGGCATCGAGCGCATGGTCAAGCGCGGGCAGGAGCTGAGCCCGGTAACCAAAGAGTTGTCGGCGCAAGCTGACCAGTTCAATGACGGATTGGCCGAACTACGAATGGCGTCAGAGGGCGTCTTCGTCGTTTTTGCCAGGTCACTGCTGCCGGTCTTCAATGAAACCGTCGCCGGCCTTGGGTCGGTAGCCAAGCAGGGCGACATTGTCACTGCTGTGGGGGATGGGCTGGCCGTCGCGTTTGAGACCGTGGTGGTGCTCGGCGCTGAGGTTGGCTACGCCTTCGTCTCCATTGGCCGGGAGCTTGGTGGCATGGCTGCGCAGATTGCCGCCTTGGCCAGCGGCGACTGGGAGGGCTTCAAGGCCATCGGCCGAGAGATGAAGACCGACGCCGCCGCCGCTCGCAAAGAGGTCGATGCCTTTACCGCCAGCGTGCTCTCCGCTCGCCAACGCGCAAAGGAAGCCGCGAAGGACGCGGCGAACGACGACAAGCCCAACGGCAACAAAGACAACCGGGGCAACAACCTGCTGGCAGGCCTCGCTGGCGCTTCTGATGAAGCCGCCAAGCTGCGCGAGAAAGACATCGCCGGCTGGGTCAAGTATGCAGACGCCATCCTGGAGGAGGGCGAGCGCATCGAAGCCATCGAGCGCGAGCGCATCATCAAGCTCAACGACTTGGAGACTGCCCGCGAGCTTGCCTGGCAGCAGGGTGTTGCCATGCGCCTGGCCAAGATCCAGGAGGCCGGCATGACAGAGGAAGAGCTGGAGCGCGGCAAGCTCATCGCCATCCAGAACGACCTGGAGGCTGCCTACAGTATGGGCTGGCTCACCGAGGAGAGCTACCGCCAGATGCGCGAACAGGCGCAGTTGGAACACGAGGCCCGTCTGGGCAACATCGTGGCCCAGGGGCATCTCGCCCGCCAGCGCTTCGTGCAGATGTCTGCAATGCAGCAGACCAACTTCGTCCTGGCCGAGATGCTGCGCATGACCCAGGGCGTGGCCACGCAGAACCGGGCCATGTTCGAGATCAACCGGGTGGCCGGCATTGCCCAGGCTGGCATCAATCTGTGGGAGGGCACAAGCCGCACCTGGAACGCCTACCCGTTCCCATGGAATATCCCCATGACGGCCCTACACGTCGCGGCCGGCCTGGCGCATATTGACGGCATCTCCAGCGCCCAGTTCGGCAGCAGCACCAGCGCCCCCAGCGTGGGCGGTGGTGCCGCCATCCCCGTCACCCAGGTCGGCGGTGCCGCCGCCGTGCCCATCAATTCCGCCCCGCAAGTCCAGGCGGCGGCTACGCAGATCAACATGACCTTCCAGGGCAACGGCAAGTTCAGCGCCGAAGAGATCGTCGACGGCATCCTGCCCGCGCTCGAAGACGCGCTGGGCAACGGCGCAGGGCGCGGCGTGATCAACGTGAGCTTTGCCTGACCTGGCAGAAAAAAGAGAGAGACCACCCCCATGGCCCTGCCCCGCATCCTGCAGCACAACATCCTCGCCCAGGCCGCCAGTGTGGTGGCCAGCAGCACGGCGGCGGGCTACTCTGTGGCCAGCCTGTATGACGGGCTGCCGCACACCTGGTGGAAACCCAACGCCGCCACCGCCACGCTGGAGGTAGACGCCGGCGTTGCCGTGGAGGCCGATGGCCTGTACATCCCCGCGCACACGCTGGATAGCAGCCTGTGCGACGTGAGCGTGTATGGGGCGGATCTGCCGTTCAGCGGCATGCAGTTGTTCGCGGCGCCGGAGGATCTCACCAACGCAGCGTGGACGAAGAATCAGGTTACCGTAACCGCCAACGCCCTTGCAGCGCCTGACGGAACCACCACGGCTGACAAGGTCGTGGAGACGGCGGTCAATGCTCAACACTTCTGGAGCCAGACTTATTCGGTTACCGCTGGTGTTACCTATACCCATAGCTTTTTCGCAAAGCCTGGAGAGAAAACGACGGTTTCCGTCCATTTTCCAACTGCTTTTTTTGGGTCAGGTTCACCGGCTAGCGTGGTTTTCAATTTGTCGACAGGCGCCGTCACGTCGGTTGCTGGCGCTGGTGCAACTGCGTCGATCTCTGCGCTTGAGGCCAACGGTTATTACCGATGCACGGTCACGCAGGCAGCCTCTTCCTCCGGGGCGGCAACTCTCTACACTGCCTTCGGGAATTTAGGCACCTACACCGGCGACGGCACCAGCGGCCTGTACTTCTGGGGCGCCATGCTCAACACCGGCAGCACTGCCGCGCCCTACATCCCCGTCACGGCTGGGCGCTGGATCAGCGAGACGGCGCTGGCGTACAGCAACCGGATTCCAAACCCCTGGTCCGCATCAAGCCTGATCTATGGGGCTGCTGCTGTTGTGGAAAATACCGCTTTTGATCCGTTCGGATCGAGGACGGCAGACACAGTAACTGACTTCAGTGCATCAGTGGCGCAGTACAGGGAGTGGCTTTTCAGTGAGCTTCACGGCGCAGAAACCGGCCACGCTGTTGGCATATATATCCGCAAGACGGCGGATGATCAGACATATGCCTCGGCTCAAATCGTCAGGGCTACTGGCGGGGCCACGGAATATCACGGCCCGATTATTAATACAAATACCGGCGCCATAACCAGCGTGCGCGGGACGCCTGTGGCGTATGGCGTCGAAGATGCGGAAGACTATTGGTACTGTTGGGTTGTTGCGCCGCTTAGCGTGCTGGGAAACTCAGATGTTAGGCTGCGATTTAGTCCGGCCTACAACACAAACGGTTCGATAACGGAATCGTTGGTGGCTACCGGGTCCAAGATCATCTGGGGCGCCAAGCTGGAAAAAACCACCGGCCGCCCCGCCCCCTACCGCACCGACGCCCCCCTGTACCTCCCCTTCACCGCCACCAGCAAACGCTACTGGCTCATCCGCGTGAACCGCAAGAGCGGCAGCGCGCTGCCCGCCATTGGCGAGCTGGTGCTGGGCAAGGCGCTGGAGCTGCCGGTGGGCCTGCCGCAGGGCATGGACCCCATTGGCCGGCGCGTGAACGGCAGCAAGAACCGCAACGAGCGCGGGCAGCCGCTGGGGCGCAGCGTGAACTTTGAAGAAATGCGCATGCGCGTGAGCCTGGAAGACGTGAGCTGGGTGTGGGCGCGCAATGTGTTCATGCCCGCCTGGCGCCGGGGCCTGCGCAGCGCGCCCTTTGGCATCTGCTGGGACTACGAGAGCCATGTGGAAGACGTCACCCTCGTCACCGCCGGTGACGACGTGGCCGTGCCGCACAAGAGCGCGCAGCGCTGCACGCTGAGCTTTGAGGTGAGCGGGGTGGTGACGTGACCGCCAAGAAACAGGAGGTGCGGCCGTGACCGCCCGTAGTGATGCCCAGGCCCGCCTGGAGCGCATCCCCGTGCTGGTGGTGGAGGTGGATGCAGACGCCTGCACCAACACCTATGGCAGCGCCCCCTGCACGGCCGCAGCCGGCGCGGGCAATGAGTGCTACTACACGTACACAACCTGTCAGGACAAGGCCAATTTCACCCGGGGCAGCACCACGCTGAAGTTTTGCAGCCGCGGCGCCCTGGTGCCGGGCGAGAACGTGGCGCCCTACGTGGTTGGCAATGCCGCCGTGGCGCCCACCGAGATCGTGCCCAGCAAGGGCCTGGCCATGCGCAGCAGCACCAGCATCACCCTGGTGGACGAGCCCGGCGCAGACCACCTGCAAGACCGCCACTACGCCACCCGCGCAGCGGCAGCGCAGGGCACCTTCTGGGCGCGGCTGCTGGCGCGCAACCCCACGCTGGTGGGCCGCGCGGCCCGTGTGCGCCGCGGCTACGCCCCGCAGTTTGGCGCCGCGTGGGACTGGGCCACCTTTCAGACCGAGACCTTTGTGGTAGAGGCCCTGCGCGGGCCAGACGCGCAGGGGCGCGTTACCCTGGCGCTGAGTGATGTGCTCAAGCTGGCAGACCGCAACGTGGTGCCGGCCTCTACCAGCGGCAAGCTGCAGGCCGATCTGAAGGCCGTGGAAAACCGCAACTTTGTGCAAAGCGCCACCAGCACCACCGTGGGCCTGCACCCCGACGCATCGGCCTTTGACGGGGCTTATGTTGGCTTTGAGCTCTACATTGAGGCCGGCGTTGGGGAAGGGCAGCGCCGCACCATTACCGCCTATGTTGGCGCCAGCCGGCAGGCCACCGTGGCGGCCTGGGGCGTGACGCCAGAGGCCAACAGCATCTACCAGGTGGGGGCGCTGAGCCTTGCGGTCACTGGCGCCGGCAGCCAGTATGCAGACCCGGCCACCAGCGGCAAGGCCGAGTACGTGCGCATTGGGGACGAAATCATCCAGTACACCAGCAAGTCTGGCGACGTGCTGAGCTGGGCAGACACCACCTACCGCGCCCAGTGGGGCACCGCCGCCAGCGACCACAGCGCAGACGACGCCGTGCAGCTGTGCCGCGCCTGGGTGGCCAAGCGCCCGTGGGAGGTGCTGCGCGACATTTATGTTGAGTCTGGCATTGACAGCGGCTACCTGGACACCGCCACCTGGCAGACAGAAGACGCCACCTGGCTCAACACCGGCGAGATCACCGCCATCATCCCCGACCCCACCCGCGCCAGCGACCTGTCTGCAGAGCTGCTGCAGCACACCAACTGCGTGCAGTGGTGGGACCCGGTGGCCGCCAAGGTCAAGCTGCTGGCCAATATGCCCATGATGCCGGGCACCGTGACCGAGCTGACCGACGAGCAGTTTCTGGAAGACAGCACCGCCGCCGAGCGCCTGGACGCCGAGATTGTCACCCGCGCCCTGGTGGCCTACGGCCCGCGCGACTACACCGGCGACATGGGCAAGGGCACCAACTACCTGGCCGCCCGTGGCTTTGTGGACACCGATGCCGAGGGCGCCAACGAGCTGGGCGCCCAGCGCCCGGAGATTGTGCGCAGCCGCTGGCTGGGTGCGAGCAGCGGCATCTTTGCCGCAGCCCTGGCCGCCCGCAAGGTGGCGCGCCTGCGCAACGCGCCGGTGCGTTTTACGGCCAAGCTGGACCCGCGCAACGAAGTCACCCTGGGCCAGTTGGTCACGCTTACCCACCCCAAGCTGGTAGACGCCACGGGGGCGCCCAAGGCCACCAGCATGCGCGTGGTGCGCGTTGCAGACAAGGGCAGCCACCAGGAGGTGGCGCTGCTCACCACCGGCTTCAAGCGCACCCGATACGGCTTCATTGCCCCCAACGGTCAGCCCGACTACACCGGCGCCAGCGCCGCGCAGCGGCTGTATGCCTACGTGGCCACCACCGCCACCAGCAAGATGAGCAACGGGGACGACGGCTACTACATCTCATGAGGAACCCCATGACACCAGACGAAAACCCCCAACAAGCCGGCGCCGACGATTTGATTGACGTGCCAGACGCCGCCGTGGTGCGCTGCCCGCAGGCGGGCTTCAAGCTCACCCGGGTGGCCGGCTGCGAGCAATGCGCGCACTTTGCGGGCCTGCAAGACCGTTTCCCCGGCAGCAGCACGCCCTTTGCCGCGCGGCATGTGGTGCTGTGCAACGCCCGGCCCACCGAGCGGCAGATCCAGGAGGTGGCGTAAATGGCAGCCATCAGCAAATCCTGGGTGACCATTGCCGACACGGCGGTGGACCCCGACAGCCCGCTGGACGCGGCCCTTCTTACGGGCCTGCGCGACGACCTGGTGCACCTGCGCGAGTGGCTGGGCGCCAGCTACACCGGCGGCGCCGTGCAAGACCACAACCACGACGGCGTGAACAGCGCCCTTGTGCCCGTGGGCCCCAATGCGCTGCGCAACGGCAGCTTTGAAGACGGCACCACCGGCTGGACGCTGGCCAACTACACCGGCGGCACCGTGGCGCAAAACGCGCTGGACTTTGACGGCAACTTCAGCCTTGGCATCACCAGCACCGTGCTGGCCAACGGCGGCGGCACGGCCACCAGCAACGAGTACACCAGCTGCACAGAGAGCCTGCCCATCACGCTGATGCTGTCTTACCGCGCCAGCGTGGCCAACATCAGCGCGCGCGCCGAGGTGCTGTGGTACGACGCAGCCAAGGCGCTGCTCAGCGCCACCAACCTGCTCAACGTGACCAATGCGCCCACGGCCTTCACCACCCTGGAAGAGGCGCTCACGCCGCCTGCCAATGCGCGCTGGTACCGCGTGCGCCTGACGGGTGGCGTGCCAGCAGCCGGCAGCGCCACGGGCACGGTTTATTTTGATGGGGTATATGCCGGCGCCCGCCGCGGGCTGGTCATGCAGCCGGCGGTAACGCTCAGCGGCGCCACCTACACCTTCTCCAACATCCCGGCCTGGGTGCGGCATGTGGTGCTGGTGGTGCGGCAGGGCAATGTCGGAAACAGCCTCAACGCCCGGCTAGGTACTTCGGGCGGGGTGGTTTCTTCTGGTTATACACAGAACGGCATCGGGGGCCAGGTGTATCTATTGACCGGCGGCGTTAGCGGCGGCGGCACTGGCGACTATGTGATTGAGCTCTGGCGACTGGATGGCTCCAATGATGTCTGGATTGGCTCTTTGGCTTTTGGTGAGTCCAACACCGGAAGCTGCCAGAACATGGTTGGCACCATTGATCTGACCGGCGTGCTGACGCAGCTGCAGCTGTCAAACGGGGTCGGCTCCTTGAGTGGGTCTGCCTGCATAGCGTGGGAGTAAGAGCATGAAAGGAATCATTCTTGACGTGCAGACCGGCCTTGAGCAAGAGGTTGACCTGATTGCCTGGGCGCACCCCAATGGCAGCATTGAGATGCTCAACCCCGGTGACCAGCCCGTACCCGGCTGCGTGCTGGCGACAGAGCAGCAGGTGACAGACTGGCGCGCCCTGCAGGCGCTGCAGGCCGCAGCCAGCGCCAAGCAGGCCCAGATTACCGCGCTGCTGGCCCCGGTGGGGCTCACCCAGGCCTGGCAGCTCGACGGCTTTATGGGCGGGGCGCTGTCTCTGGCCATGCAGCAGGGCCTGACCGAGCCTCAGCTCTATGCCAGCAACGTGGCTTACAAGATGGCCAAGGATCTGAAGACCGCGATTGAGGCCATACGGAGCGCGCCATGAACATCCAGCTCGACTTCTTCCTTCCACTGTGGGCCATTGCCCTGCTGCTGCTGGCCGGTGTTCTGTGGCTGTGGGTGAGCACGTGGACGCACTTTTTGGCCATCTTCCACCTCAAAAAGGTGGAAGAGGCGCAGGGCTTGCGGCCTATGAGCCGCTTCTTCGGCTACTGGGTGTTGCTGCCCAAGGGCCTGGTGCTGGACTTCTTGCTCAACCTGGTGGCGACGATCTTCTTTTTGGACTTGCCCAGGGAGTGGCTGCTGACAGGCAGGCTGCAGCGCTACGTGGACGGGCCAGACGGCTGGCGCCGCCGCTTGGCCCTGGCGATAGACGCAGACAAGCTGGAGCCCTATGACAACGGCCACATCAAGAAAAGGAGCCCGCCGTGATTGAACCCACTACCCAGACCGCCACCGCGCTGGCCGCCAGCTTGAGTGGCATTACCCTGGCCCTGCTGGGCGTGGACCATCTCAGCATCATGTACGGCTTTGTGGGTGCGCTCTTTGCCGCCTTTGAGGTTGAGCGCCTGGGCCGGGGTAAGGCGGTGGTGCTGGTAGTGCTCTCTACCGTAGGCGGCGCGGCCATGGGCAACGGCCTGGTGGCGCTGGCCGGCAATGGCAACAGGTTCATCATCTTTCTCGGCTGCATCGCCTGCGGTTTCAGCACGCAGGCCATCCTCTCGGCCATCGTGCGCCGCGTGGTGCGCAGCATCGACGGCAGGCCGCCGGCGCCCGCCGCCGTGCCCCCAGCGGCCGGCCAGCAAGGAGGCGAGCAGCAATGAGCAACTCACTCAACATGGTCGCCCTGTGGGTGGTGCACCTGGTGCTCTGCCTGGGGGTGGTGGGCGCGGCCATCTGCCGCGTGGACGAAATGAGCCGTAAGCGCAACAAGTGGAGCTGGTTTGCCATGTATGCGCTTTACGCCGTCTTCGCGCTGGCCGTGCTGCTGGAAACCCTGAAAACCGGAGAGTGGAGCCCGGTCTATCTGATCGGCCTGTCCGCCGTGGCCTGCAACCTGGTGGCCACGCTGCCCAACTGGCGCGCGGGCCCGCCGCCGCTCTCGTGCCGGCCGGAGTGCGAGCCGTGAAGCGCAACACCAGCCAGTGGCTCAGCGTGCTGCTGCACTGCGGGGTGCGCGTGCAGGTGGCCAGCACCTGGGCGCCCATCTTTGCCCAGGTGGTGGACGAACACACCTTCAGCGCCGGCGAGGCCGAGGTGCCAGACTTCCTGGCCCAGATCCTGCACGAAAGCGACCTGCTGGAGCAGCTGGAGGAAGACCTCTACTACACCACCCCCGGCCGCCTCATGCAGGTCTGGCCCAAACGCTTCGCCAGCCTGGCAGACGAACGCCCCTACCTGCGCAACCCCGAGGCCCTGGCCAACAAGGTCTACGGCGGGCGCATGGGCAACACCCAGAAGGGCTGGGGGTGGCGCTACCGCGGTTCCGGCCTCATCCAGATCACCGGGGCAGACAACTACCGCGCCGTGCAGCAGGCCACCGGCGTGCCTGTGTTTGACCACCCCGAGCTGCTGCGCCAGGCCACCCCAGAGGCGCTGCGCGTGGTGCTGGCCTGGTGGGAAGGCAATGTGCCCGACGCCTGCATGGGCAACGTCCACAAGGTGACCCGCGCCGTCAATGGCGGCACCACCGGCCTGCAAGACCGCATTGCCCTGGCGGACCGGGCGAGTGAGGCGCTGGCATGAGCAAGCCCCGCCGCAACGCCCCCCGCAAGCAGCGCCGCGTGCCACGCGAGATCTAGGCCATGATCAACCGCGACACCCGCCGCCAGCAGCGCGAGCTGGCCGAGCGCTACGCCGGCCGCCCCATCTACCCTGACCCCGAGAGCGATGAAAGGTACAGACCATGATGTGGTTCAACCCCGGCCGCTGGCTGGCCATGATCATCTTCGCCGGCCTGGGCTGGCTGGCATACACCGAGTGGCGAGACCACCAGCAAGACCTGGGCTACCAGCGCGCCGTGGCCGAGTTCAAGGCGCAGGCCGACGCCGCAGACGCCCAGCGCCAGGTGGTCACCCAGTACGTCGACCGAGAGGTCGTCAAGACCGTCAAAGAGATCCAGGTCGTCACCGAGACCATCACCAAGGAGGTGCCTGTTTATGTACCGTCTGATACTCCCGATCTGCCTGGTGGCTGGCGGCTGCTGCACGACGCCGCTGCCCGCGGCCAGGTTCCCAGCGCCGCCGGAATCGCTGATGCAGCCCCCGCCAGCGCTCAAGACGCTGCCAACACCGTCGTCGCCAACTACGGCGCCTGTCTTGAAACCGCAGAGCGTCTGAGAGCCTTCCAGCAATGGGCCGCCCAGCAGCAGAGCCAGCAGCAGTAGTGCAGCGCCTGCAGGCCTACCGCACCCACCTGCTGGCCAAGGGCCGCGCCCGCGAGGCGGCCGTGGTGGCGCAGTGCATACGTCTGGCCAGAAGCGCGTAGCCATGAGTTGATCGAGCAGTTGTCTCCTCCGGGGTTCCAAAGGCCCGGATTCAAGCCCACCATCCCTTGCGGGGTGGTGGGCTTTTTTTCGTTTGTGGGGCGTCCAATATCCAGTAGTCACCGATCCGCACCCCGCATGGATGCTGGGCCTGCCACACCGCCGGGCTGCTGAAAATATTGGACGGGTCTGGTCCTGAAACCCTTATTTCATGCGCCCTGGCGGGCAGATCGTCGGGGCGTCTGTTAATCCGTAGGTCCCTGGTTCGAGCCCAGGTCGAGGAGCCAGAAAAGCCGCATGGCTAAAGGAAAGCCCGCTACAGAATATGTAGCGGGCTTTTTGCATTTTGGACGTTTTATTGGACAGCGTCCAATATCCAGTACTTTATTCACTTCGAAGCGCGCGCAGGAAGGTGTGCAGCTGGTCATGCCCCAGGCTGGCCAGTACCTCGGCATAAGATTTCCCCCAGGCCTTCTGCGCTGCAGCGTGTATCGCTGCATCGCTGGGTGGGGCCTGCAGGTACTCTTCCAGCTCGGCTAGTTTTTTTGCTCCGTACTTTGCCCCGGCGTATGTCTCCCACCAGCCTTCGGATGTACAGAGTTCAGACTCATCAATGCCTTTGAGAATTTCTCGAGCTTTTTTCATCCCATCATCCCCTGGTTGGGCTGCGCAGTTTTCTGCCAGCGCGTCGATCAGCGCGCGTGTGCATTCGTGGCAATGCTCTGGGGCGCCAGCTGGTGCGCAGCTGCAGCCCTTACGCCACTCTTCGATCATTTGTTGCGGACTCATCCCATCACCACCTGGTTCGGCTGCGCAGTCTCCTGCCAGCGCTGTTTCACATAGATCTCGGTCGTGGCCTTGTCTTCGTGGCCGCAGAGCTGCTGGATCTGCTCGATGGGCACGCCGGCGCGCCACATATCGGTGGCGCCCTTGCCCTTGAGGTCGCGGAAGCCGAAGCTGGGGATCTTGGCCAGGCCCTGGGCTGCGCGCGTGGCGTTGACCTTGGCGATGGAGCGTTTGAGCATGGCGCTCAAGCCGTCGTAGGTGTAGGGCTGGCCGTTGCGGGTGTGGATGATGGGCTGGCGCAGTTTTGGCACGGTGCCCAGGCTTTGCTTGATCAGGGCGTCCAGCTCTGGCGTGGTGGCAATCTTCATCATCTTGCCGGTCTTGCCCTGGCGGAACTGCAGTTTGCGCTGGCCAGACTCGGTGACCAGGATCTCGTTGGTCCAGCCGATGACGTCGCTCTCCGGGCGCTGCAGTGTGCGGTAGGTCAGCTCCATCATCAGGCGCACGCTGCTGTGGGCCACGTGCCAGACGGCCTGGTATTCGTCGTGGGTGACGTAGCGGTCGCGCTTGGCCTCTGGGTTGCGCTGGATACCGCTGGCGCGCAGGCAGGGGTTGACCTTGAGGCCGGGCACCTGGCCGGTGCGGATGAGCCAGCTGATGCAGCTGGACAGGGCGGCTTTCTCGCGGTTGGCGGGTACGGGGCGGCCGAGCTGGGCGTTGGTGACCAGGTAGTCCTGCACATGCTCTGGAAGCACGTCCAGCGGGGTCATGGGTGGGGCGAAGAAGAGGCGCAGGGCGCTGGGCTTGTCGTCGGTGCCGATGGCGGCCTGGTAGTCTTCCAGGGTGCGTGCGGCCAGGGTGCCGGCCTTGACGCGGGCGGCGCAGTCGACCAGGAAGACGTCGAGCCAGTAGACCATGGTGCCGAACTTGCCGCCGGGGTCGTTGTAGAGGGCGGCGCGGCGGTTGGCCTCTGCCTGGTCGCGGCCCAGGCCTTCCCAGCGGCCGTCGCGGTGGACGTAGTAGTACGCACCCCGTCGCTGGTAGACGCGGGGTTGCAGCCCGGCTTCGGTCTTACGTTTGCGGCCCATGCGCGGCATGTTACGCCACCTGCCGTTTGTTCTGGAAGAGCTGCACCAGCGCGCCCTTGTTGGGCTGGGCGCCGGTGGGCGCGTTGGGCTGCTGGCCCTGCAGCTGCTGCAGGCCGGCCAGCACGGCCTCTGCGTGGGCGCGGATGACCAGGGGGCGGCCGTTGGGCTTGCGGTTGACGGTGAGGCCCAGGGCGCGCAGGTGCCGCGCCTTTGCGGCGTTGGTTGCCAGGCCGGCGCACATGTCGTCTATCTCGGCGTCGGTGTACCAGGGGTAGTTCATGCCCCCGCTCCCACCATCTGCATCTGCTCCGGCGTCCTGGCCACGGTGATGACGTGGCCGTCTTTGCGCACCTGGCGCTCTGCTCTACTGATGGCCTGCATGAACTCGCGGCGGCCGAGCTGGTTGACCTGGAAGGTCTGGAGCTGCAGGAAGTCGCGCAGGGCATCCAGCTCCTGGTAGTAGAGGGCGGTGGGTTTCCACTGGCCGGTGGCCAGGGCGCGGCGGTAGATGGCTTGCAGGGCTTGCTCGGCGCTGGTGAGGTGCTCTACCAGGCCGCGCACGATGCCCTGGCGCTCGATGGCCAGGGCCATCTGCACGGCGCCGGCGGCGATGCACCACTGGCCCTCTGTGGCCACGCCTTCGCGCAGGGCGCGCACGCACTGCTCCACGGGCTGCAGCACATCTTGCAGGTCTTCCTGGGTGGGCTTGGCGGCGTAGTGCATGGTGAGATCCAGCGTATTGATGGCGATCTGGCGGGGGCGGTAGGCCTTGCGGGGTTTTTTGTTGCGGCTCATGGTGCTGTCCTGAGGTCATGATCCATTGCGCTGATGCCGCAGCGTGAGCATGTGACGCTCTCCGCGAGGCCGTCATCAGACTTCCAGGTGGGGCCGTCCCATTCGTGAGAGCAGGGAGCCGGCGCCGGCTGCAGGGTGTAGCGCTCGGTGATGGGCTTGACCTGGTTGACATCGATCAGCTGCCGATGGATGGTGAGCCTGGGCAACTGGCCAGCGCGCAGCCGCAGGGTGACGCCGACCGCGTTGGTGGCGTCGACGCCCAGGGCGGTGCAGAGGGATTGGTTGAGGGTGCTGCTCATGCCTCCACCCGGGCGGAGCCCTTCTTGTCTAGCAGCACCTCACGCGGCTGGCGGGGGACTGCCGGGCCGATGACGCCGGCGGCCTCCAGGCTGGCCATGAGGTCCATGGCCTTGGTGGTGCCGATGCCAAGCTCGTCCTTGAGCAGCCTCACGCTGGCCTCTTGCAGCTTGAGCACCAGGGCGCGGGCTTTGCTGAAAAGTGGGTCGGCCTGAAGGGTCTCGCTCATGCGGGCAATGCCGCTGGCGGCCTCGCTGGCTTTCTCATCGCGGGTCTTGGGGAAGGGCCATGCCGGTGCCTGCTTGCCCGCTGGTGCAGCGGGCAGCGCCACTGCGCCCTTGGGCGCAGAAGCTGCCCCTTCAATGCCCTGCAGCGCGTCAGCGATGCCACGCTGGGCTTCCTCGGGCGTGGTCTTGGCCGCGCGAGCGGGGGTTTTTGAGGCTTGCCCTCCCGCACCCGCCTTGCGCCGCGCAGCGGGGTCGTCGGCCGGGGTGGGTTTTGCGGCCTGCTTGGGGGCGGCTTTGGGGTAGATGCGGGCTTTCACGTCGGCCTCGATGCTCTTGGTGACGGCCGTGAGGTCTTCGCCGTGCACGGCCTGGGTGACCAGGCGGAAGCCTTCGCCGCTGCGGCCGTGCATGAGGAATATCAGGTGGAGCTGGTCGGGGCGCTGGTGCTTTTTCACCAGGTCTTGCATGCCATGGCGCGCGCCGACGGGCCCCAGATCCAGCAGCTTGCTGACGGCTTCGGTGGCTTCGGTGTCCAGGTTCCAGGCGGCTTTGTCGGCCAGATGGCGGTGCACGTCCAGGGTGAAGCTGCCCTGGGCCTTGAAGGTGGTGGCGGCGTGCTGGATCTGGTCCCACGTGTTGGCGATGATCTGCGCGCGCACCTCGCGCTCGTACTTGGCGTCCAGGCGGGCTTTCTCCTGGTGGGCTTTTTCGTCCAGCAGGTCTTGCACGGCCTTGGGCGTTTCCTTCTTCTCGGCCTTGGCCTGCTGCTGCACTTCTTTCAGCAGGGTGTTGGCCACGTCGTTGGGCAGGGCGGCCACGAGCTGGCCCTTTTTGGTGGGGTGCTCCAGCATGGTGGGCTTGATGCCCTTGGCCTCCATGAGCTTGCCGATGATCTTGCGCAGGGGTTCGCCGGTGGGGCTGTCGTCTTTGTCGTCCAGGCGCTTGTAGCCTTTGAACTTGGCGCTGGCGCCGTAGCCCAGGTGCAGCTCTTCGGCTTCTTTGCCGGCGATCACCGTCTGGCCCTTGGCCTCGGCTTCTTTCACCAGCAGGGCGGTGGCGGCTTCTTCCTTCTTGTGGAAGCAGGGCGGGTCGGTGCACACGTCGGCACTCTTGACGTCGCTGAACAGATCGGGGTTGGCGCCGGTGCGTTTGCTGCAGTCTTTGCAGCTGCCCACGCCGGGCACCAGGTCTGCCGTGGTGATCTTGAAGCGGGCGTCGGCCAGCTTGAGCATGTATTCCGACTGCGCCCGTTGCTGGGCGCGGCGGTAGCTCAGGGGCTCGTCGTCGTAGTCGCCCCGCATTACGTCTTTCAGGAACTTGGCCTGGAGCTTGCCGTCCGGGATGCGGGCGACGAGCATGGCCACGCTGTGGTCGATCTTGCCGTCGCGCAGGGCGGCGCGGCCCTCAAGGCCCAGGTCCAGCAGCTTGAGGCGGTTGTAGACGTAGGTGCGGCTTTTCTCGATGCGCTCGGCCAGCTGCTCGGCGGTGATCTGGCAGTGGTCCATGAGGCGCTGGTAGCCCTCTGCCTCTTCGAGGGCGGTGAGGTCTGTGCGGTGGAGGTTTTCCACCAGCTGGGCTTCCAGGGCCTGCTCGTCACTGAGTTCGCGCACGCGGGCGGGGATGGTGGGCACGCCGGCCTGCTGGCTGGCACGGTAGCGGCGCTCGCCGAAGACGATCTCGTACTTGACCTTGCGGTCGGTGTCGGCCACGCGGGTGCCAGGCAGGGGCCGCAGCAGGATGGGCGAGTCTACGCCGCGGCGCTTGATGTCTTCGGCCAGCTCGGTGAGTTTGGCGGGGTCGAAGCTGGTGCGTGGGTTGGTGAGGCTGGCGGTGATCTCAGCCAGGGGGACGTGGAGGAAGTGGTCGGACATGGGTATCAACCTTTCTTGGGGTAAATCTTGGTGAGGTCACCTTTGACGACGTGCCCGCGTTGCAGCATGAGCTGGGCAATGCGGGTGCGGTCCTGGTGGCTGTGGCTGGCCTGGCGCAGCAGGCCGAAATAGCTGTTGGCGGCCTGGTGCAGTTCGTGCCCTGGCATGTCTTGCAGCCGGTCCAGCGCGACGTGCAGGGTCTTGCGGCGGGTGATGCGGCGGTGCGGCTTGAGCAGGTGGCCCACGAAGTCAATGCCGCGCGCCAAGGGCTGCAGGATGGTCTTGCGGGGGTTGAGCTGCAGGTGCAGCTCGGCCAGCTTGCCTTCGATCTGCAGGCGGGCCTGGACCAGCCACTGGGGCGATTCATGCAGGAGGATGAAGTCGTCCACGTAGCGCACGTAGTGCGGGGCGCGCAGGCGGTGCTTGACGAATTGGTCCAGGTCGTCCAGCAGCACGTTGGCAAAGAACTGGCTGCTGAGGTTGCCAATGGGCAGGCCGTGGCCGGCGGGGGCGTTGAAGAGGCTCTTGTGCGCGGGCACCAGGGCCAGCTCGGGGGCGGTGCCGCGCACCTCTACGTCGTGGCGTGGGTCGTGCATGAGGATGACCTCGGCCAGCGACATCCACCACGGTTCGGTGACCTGGCGCTGCAGCTGCTCCAGCAGGATGGCTTTGTCGATGCTGACGAAGAAGTTGGCCAGGTCGCACTTGATGTAGTGGGCCGGGCGGCCCCAGTTGCGGGTGTAGCTGCGCACCTGGTGCTCCAGCCGCTGGGCGGCGTAGAGGGTGCCGCGGCCGGGGATGCAGGCGCAGCTGTCTGCCACAAAGCGGGCATGGAAGCGCGGGGCGATGTGGTTGTAGAGCAGGTGGTGGACGATGCGGTCGCGGAAGCGGGCGGCCCATACTTCGCGCGGCTTGGGGTGGGTGATGACAAAGCAGATGCTGCGCCCGGGCTGGTAGGTGCCGCTGGCCAGCTCCTGGTGCAGCTGGAAGAGGTTGTGCTCGGCCATGGCCTCGAAGGCCTGGGCACTGGCGCTAGTGCGCTTGGTGCGGCGGCAGTCGAGGTAGGCCTGCACCAGGCGGTGGAACAGGTGTGGATCTGCGGACGGCAACAGCTGAGCCTTCGTAGCTCTTGTGGTTGTTGTTCTGGTTGCCGTTGTTGAAGTTGCAATTCCAGGCGTAGGAGGCGTACCGTTCGCGCTAGTAAGGCCGCCACCCCGATGGCTCAGGGTGGCGGCTGCACCGGACCAGGCCCGCGCGGGCGCGGCGGTTTCCGTGGTGTGCATGTCGGTGGCCTTGTGGGCCAGCGGCGCGACCAGATTCACTGTGCGCGCGGGCATGAGAGCCTTGACTGTCATGCTGCAGGCGCCCTGTTCGTTGACTTGAGCCAGCCACCAGCCTGCTTGCCGATGCTGCCCAGCAGCTCGATGGAGTCTGCCCAGAGCTTGGGGGAGATGTAGCGCGCGTCATGGCTGACGCGCAGCAGGACCGTGATGGCGCGCTCGCGGGCGAGCAGCTGCTCAATGTACTCAGCGCGGGTGTCGCGCTGGGTGGCATTGGCAAGGGCCATGAGGTCGAGCATTTCCACGCAGTGCTGGGTGATCTTCTCGCCCAGCGCCCGCTTGACGGTGCGCGGCATCTGCACCTGGGCCTTGACGGCCAGGTCGAGCAGGCGCACGCCTGTGCGGTGGATGGGCAGTTCGGTGTGCAGGGCCATGGTGGTGTGGCTCAGTTAAAGGACTGAAGGATTGAAGGGCTCAAACTCTGCGGACGGCAACAGCTGAGCCTTCGTAGCTCTTGCGGTCGCCGGTCTGGGCGCCGTAGTGGAAGTGGCAACTCCAGGCGTAGGAGGCGTCTTCCTCGTCGCTCTCACAGGACCAGTGCCACACGGGCTGCAGGTGGGGCTTGCAGTTCGCGTAGAGCAGGGCCTGCTCTTGCCTGGTGGGCAGTGCGCCGCCCACCGTGTCGGCCCAGGCCATGGCGTCTTGCCAGGTAAGCTTCTTGTCGGGGCGGTCGGCCAGCAGGACCAGGTGGTGCTGGTGCTGGCCGTCTTCGTCCAGCACGGCGCCGGCGTAGCGTTCGCCGGGTTCGAGCACGATGGTGCATTCGTCGATTTCGATGTACTGGCGCTTCTGCTGCTGCAGCTGCTCGATCATCTTGGCCAGCTCGGACTGCTTGGCTTTGACTTCCTCAAGGGTGATGGGGGGCATGGTTGGCTCCTGTGGGGTTGAAAGGATTGAAGGACTCAGGCGGTGAGGGGAATCAAGCGGACGGCAACAGCTGAGCCTTCGTAGCTCTTGGGGTCGTTGAACTGGTGGCCGTCGCCGAAGAGGCAATGCCAGGCGCAGGAGGCGTCGTATTCGTCGCTGGTCCAGTGCCATCCGTCGGGCAGCTGGGCTTTCAAGTTGGCGAAGAGCAGGGCCGCCACAGGGCGCGTGGGCAGCTCGCCGCCCTGCTCTTGAGCCCAGGCCGTGGCTTTCTTCCAGGTCAGATCGGTGCCGCGGCTGGGCAGCAGGGTGGCGGCGCAGTGCACGCCGTCTTTGCGGGTGGTGAGGCCGGCGAAGAGGCCGCCTTCGAAGTCAGCGCCGAGGGCGGGGAGGGATGCGAGGTTCATGGTGGTGCTCCTGGTTGGGTGGGTCATGCCGTGCGCCAGACGCTGACGGTCTGCGCTTCTTTGTCGATGCGGGTGGTGAAGTCACCCATGCCGTCTTTCTTGGCCTGGGTGACGGCCTGGCCGAGGGTGTGCTGCGCCGCGATGGGCAGCACGGCGCTCTGGCCGGGCTTGACCAGGCGCTTGAGCAGGGGCATCCAGTCGCGCTTGGGCTTGCGGCCGGGGATGGGCACGTCGTCGCGGATGACGACGGCCTCGGGATCTGGCAGATCCGCAGCGGGTGCAGTTATGCGGCGGCGCTGGGGGGGGGCGCTGCCCTGGCTGTGGCCGTGCACGGCGTCCATGTCCACGCCGTCGGTCTTGGGCAGCTTGGGGCCGGCCTTGTAGATGTAGTCGCCGTCGACGTTGCGCTCGCGCACGAGCATGCCGGCGTCAACGGCGAGACCGAGGTTGGTGTGGATGTTGCCGCGCGTGGCGTCGAACTTCTCTGTGATGTCCTCCAGGCTCAGCTCTTCATCGGGGTTGCGCTGGAAGAAGGCGATCACGCGGGCAGGCATGCTGTCGGCGCGCGGGGTGTAGGTGGGTGCGCTCATCGTGCTGGCTCCAGGGTGTTGCCCTGCAGGTCGGTGACGCGGCCGTTGCGGTAGCGCAGCATGTCGCCGGTGCGGCTGGGCAGGTTGAGGGCGTGCTCGCTGCCCATACGGGGCGGCGGCGGGGCGAGGTCTGCCGCACTGGCGGCGCGGGTGCGCTGGCTGCACATGGCGGCGGCGGTGCCGGCCTGGCTGGCCAGAGCGTGGGGGTGGATGACGTCTTCGGCCCGCAGGACGGGGATGAGGTCGGGGAGGTGGTGGGTCATGCTGCACCGCCTTTGTCCAGGCCCAGATAGGTGCGCCACGGCACCTTGGCGCCATCCACCTTGAAGCCCCAGGTGCCGCGCTTGCGGCCGGTGATGAACAGCGTCCACACACCGCCATCGCTGACGTGGGCGATGCGGTGGTACTGCCCATACAGCAGGCGGCCGGTGTAGCCGGGCCAGCGCACCAGGCCGCGCTTGCTGCCTTCGCGCTCTTCCACGTACCAGCCGCGCAGGATGACGGTGCGGGCGTTCCAGGGGTGGTCGTGCAGGTGGCGGTCTTGGTCGGCGCGGCAGATGTGGTGGATGCGCACGCTGGGTAGCCAGGGGAAGCGCGCCGGGGTCTGCTCGCCGTCTGCCCCGCGGCCGTAGGGGTTGAAGAGCCACCAGCGGCCCATGTAGGTGTGCTGGCCGTCGGCGCTGGTGATGTGGGTGTAGGGCGTGCGCTGGGCGCGGCGGATGAGCCAGTCGGTCACGCGCTGGCTGCTGAGGATGAGGGCGAGGATGTGCCAGAGGAAGTTCATGGTCAGTGGCTCCCCCGCCCGGTGTTGACCACGCCGTCCCGCTGGCGGTGCACGGCGTCGATGTCCACCTCGGCCAGCAGCGGGGCGGGCATGCCCCAGTGCTTCTTGGTGCGGCTGATGATGTCCAGCGCGGCTGCCTGCGCCGGGCTGCAGGGCGCGCCGATGGCGGGGCGGAAGTCGGTGTGGATGGACACGCCGCCGCTGGGCGTGTCTGCGAGGGTGATGGTCACTGCGGGCATGGGATTTCCTCCTGCTTGGGTTCGGGGATGACGTGGATGTGGGTGGCGTTGCCCGCCACCAGGCGGATGCCCACCAGCGGGGCCTGCACGGTGACGCGCATGCCCTTCTTGAGCCGGTGTGCTGCGGCGCGCGCCTGCTCGAAGCTGGCGGCGGGGAAGGGCTGCTCGACGTGCATGGGGGTGCGCAGGGCGTTGTCGAGTTCGATGTCCATGCAGAGCACGGGCACGCTGTGGCCTTCGTGGTCCAGCACCTTGGTGCGGGCCTCGGCCTGGTGGGTGAGGGTGCCGGTGTATTCCATGACCGGCGGTGCAGGCGTGTGCACGGTGTTGCTCCTCAGCCGGCCAGGCTGGCCCAGGCCCAGTAGATGTGCTGCAGCCCGGCCAGCAGCTGGTGTGTGGCAGGCAGACTGGCGTGGGCCAGCAGCTGCATCACCCAGACGCCGGCCCAGTAGCTCACGACCACGACGGCGGCCACCACCAGCACGATCAGCAGGCCGCACCAGTTGATGCACTGCGCGGTGGTGATGGGCGGCGGGTCTGCGTCTTCGCTGTTGGTGTGGCAGCGGTCTTGGGTGGTGCTCATGGCTGGGCCTCCACCAGGTTGATGCCCGTGCGCCGGCCGCGCTTGTCGGTGCAGGCCAGTGCGCCGCTGGGCGTGGGCTTCCACCAGGTCTCGGGGCCGCATTCGCCCTGCACCCAGGCCAGGTAGCGCTGCTCGCTCTGCTGGTCTTGCGCCTGGGCGAGTTGCAGCTGGTGCAGCTGCTCGGCCTGCCGCGCGGCGGCCTGCCAGCTCGCCCAGGCATGGGGGTGGCTGGTGTAGGCGATGGCGGCCAGGGTGATCAGCAGGCACAGCAGCAGCCACGCGGCCAGCAGGAGCCACAAGATGCGGTCAGGGCGGCTCAGCATGGCAGCACCCGGGCGCTGATGCGTGCGGGCTGGCCCTGCAGCAGGTCCAGCGCGTGGACCACGGCGTCACAGCCGTGGGCAAAGAGGCCGTGGTAGTGCCACGCGGGGCCCTGGGCGGGCTGGATGCGGACGATGTAGGGCTTCATGCCGACACCTCGACCAAGTTGCCGAAGTCGTCAATGACGGCCTTGTAGCTGCGCTGCCAGGTGCGCCCGTGCTGGTCGATCTGGCGTTCGGTGCCGAACCAGGTGGTGCCATGGGTGCCGTCATGGCGACGCTGGAAGCTGCTGCCGCTGGGTGATTCAGCGTAGTTGTCGAAGAATTCGCTGTAGCGCAGCGGGCCGGCGCTGGGGATCAGGTAGATGGCCTCAGCCGCGCCGGTTTTCAGGCCGCTGAGCAGCTGGGCGGTGAGGGCGATGGCGGCGGATTCGTTGCCGCGGTGCTGCGGCCGGGGCCGCTGGGTGATGGTCTTCACTTTCCACTCCTTGCCCGCCGTTGGGTGGCGGGTTGGAGTGGATTATCACGTTATGTGTTTTAACGTGTCAACACATTTGGTGTTTTTGCGAATTGTTGATTTCACAAAATGGTTATTTTCCGTGCATGTCCAGGAATGCCCGTAGGTTGACTTGGAAACTGGGGCTGATGTCCTTGGCCTCGTAGGTCACGGATTGGATCGTCCCGGTGATCTTGCAAGAAAGGGTGGCAGCGCTGGCGATGCGATCGAGTGTGGCCCTATCTATTTCGCCTGTCGCTGATTCATTGAGGTCGATGGATGCGTAGCGGCCAATGACGTTGTAAGTCGGGATTCCGGTTGAAGAGGTTTGTGCCTCTCTTAGCTTGATGATGATGGGGCGATCCGCGTCGGTGATGAATGCAATTTCCTGAATCGTTCCGAGCCTGTTGATGTTGTAGCTGCTGGTGTCGCTCGATGTCTTGTTGGTGACCGTTATGCCAAGTCGCAGGGATCTTCCGGTGTTCCTGTCCTTTTCGACAAAGGGGTTAACGAACACTCCTTTTTGATCAATGTGCCCGCCGCCGGCGATTGACTTGCTGCTGATGCGGTTGCCATCGGAAAGCAGCAACTGATTAGTGTTTGAGTTGAACCGTGTGTCGGCTTCGGTCACTGTGAATTCGGGGGTGCTGCAACCAGCAAGTAGCAATAGGCAAGCGGTGAAAACGAAAAATCGAAAAGATTCAGTCATGGTGAACTCCCGTTTTTTTGAGGCGCGCCAAAGCTCGGCGCGAGCTTATTCTCTGCGGCTTTCTCACTGAAATCCAGCTCTTGCTGCGCGGGATGTGATTTGTGTGTATGCCCGCGCGGGCTCCCTTTATTTCCCGGCCATTGATAGAGCCTGGCCGGCGCGGGGGGGGCCGAGGTTGTGGACGTAGGTCCGAAGGTTGGCAATCGCGCCCGGCTTCTCGTGGTCTTGCAGCCGTCCAATAATTTCTGCTGCCTCGCGCGCCCATGGGTCCAGGCTGCTCAGATCTGGTGCTGGTTTTTTGGGGATTGTGTAAACGCCAGGTGGCGTCTCTTGCAGCGCATGGTTTGCACCGCTGAGCGCGGGCTCCTCCAGGGTGTCTGGCACGATTTCGGAGTCTGGCCCAGTTAGAAGCCAGCCTACTGGTACTTTGAGCGCGGCGGCAATTTCGGCAATTTTGTTGCCGCCGGTGCCGCCCGCCCGGTTTTCCAGGTTCCCAATGGCGGACTGATTCTTGTAGCCGACGAGTTTTGCCAGAGCTTCGCCGCTGATTTTGCGGGCTTCTCGGGCTTGCCGGATGCGTTCGCCGATTGTCTTCATGTTGCGTCAATTCAACACAATATGTGTCGTGTCGTGGTGTTGACTTGCAAACACGTAACGTGTTAAATTGAGGGAATGGAAAACACGGATCGATTCAGGCGGCCTGGTGAGCACCCAATTGATGCGGCGGCACGCCTGCTTGGTGGTCGTGATGTTCTTGCTGCTCGTTTGGGCCTGACGTCTGTCGGCGCAATCGGTAACTGGAAGGTCCGTGGCGTTCCGATCGAGCACTGCGCACGCATAGAGCGCGAGTTGGGTGGCGTGGTGTCGAGGCGAGAGCTTCGACCAGACGACTGGATGGACATCTGGCCCGAGCTGGCCGCAGCTGATGCCCAGGGGGCCGCTCATGCGTGAGATCCCGCGTCTCGCCTTCAGTGCTTCGGCAATCCATCCCCTTCTGGTGCACCGCTGCTGGCCCGTTGCGCAGCTCTTTGCAGTGCCTCGGCAAGCTCTTGGGCCTGTGGAGCGGTCAGGACCAGCTGCGGCGTCTGATGCGCTTCGTCTGGCCTCTGCATTGGGTGCGTCAAAAAGTCGAGGCGAAGGATGACTGCCCTGTATGCGCTGATCGGCCCGACCTGCCACCCCGCAACGGGGTTTAGCGGGATTTCTTCCTGTGACATGGGCGCCCCTTTCGTTGGCAATGGTGGAATTGAGAAGCTCCCATTGTCCAACGCCTGGGGCGCCCGCCTTTTCAGCACCCACCCCCATCAAGTCCGGCCCACCCTGGCGGGCTTTCTCCTCCCTGAAGTTCCAGCCGCGCGCGGGAAGGTGCGCGGCCTTGGGCGGGCCGGGGTGGTGGGTGCTTTTTCTCTGGTCCATGGCTGCAGTGTCGTCACGCGCAGCCTGGGCGTCTATCACAACCCGCTGGGAGCAATGCCATGAGCCTGCTTGATTCAGCCTATGACCTGGTGCACGACTACCCGGGCGGCGCACCCGCCCTGGGCGCGCGAATGAAGAAAAACGCCACCACCCTCAGCCATGAGGTGAAGGGGGAGGGCACGGCCAAGCTGGGGCTGATGGACGCGAAGAAGATGAGCGATCTGTCGGGCGACCTGCGGATCTTGCAGGCCTGGGCCGTGGACGCGGGCCAGCTGCTGATTCCGCTGCCCTGTGTGGATGACCCGGGCGACCAGTGCCTGGCCCAGCTCTCCCGCTCGGCCAAGGAGTTCAGCGACCTGGTGGCCGAGGTGTCCACCGACTTGGCCGACGGCACGATCAGCGACAACGAGCTGGCCCGCATCGAGCGCGAGGCCGGCGAGCTGATTGCCAATGTGCATGCGCTCATGGGCGCAGTGCGCCAGCGCAACCAGGCCTGCAAGCCCTTGAGCCAGCGGGAGGTGCCCTGATGCGCCCCGTTGGCGAGATCTCTGCGGCCCTGCTGCAGGCCGCCCAGCAGCTGGTGACGCCTGAGCGCGCCCCCACCCTGCGCGAGCTGGCCCACCACGCCCAGGTGGGCGAGGCGGCAGCGCTGAACACGGTAAAGAACCTCACCCGCTCCGGCAAGCTGCGGCGCGCGCGTGATGAGCGCGGCGCCATACGCACGCGCCGCGTGGACCACTGCAACAAGCCAGTGGCCGAGTACGAGCCGGTGCTGCTGGACATAGACCACCGCGCCGGTGAAGGCTGGGTAGACCTGGGCCGCATTGTGGGCGGCTGGGCCCGATAAGAGGAGACTATGCAAGAGACCATCAGGCCGCCGGCGGTGGAGACGCCGGCCTGGGACAGTGCCCCCTGTGATTCATGGGGCCACCTATGACAGGGCGCGCACCACTGCCGCCCATCAATTTCGAGGCCCTGGCGCGGGAGCTGCTGGCCCGCGCTGACCAGCTGGTGCCCATGTGGCTGCCAGGTGGCCACAGGCGCGGGCATGAGTGGGTGTGCGGCTCGCTCAGTGGCGGGACGGGTGCCAGCTGCTCGGTGAACCTGGTCAACGGCAAATGGGCTGACTTTGCCGGGGCCGACCAGGACAGGGGCGGCGACCTGCTGAGCCTGTACGCTGCCATTCATGGGCTGGACCAGGGCAAGGCGGCCGTGCAGGTAGCCCGAGATCTGGGCCTGGAGGATGTGGCCGGCGTACAGCGAGACGCAGCGCACCAGCCCAAGGCGCCGCCACCGCCGCCTGAGCCCAAGGCCAAGGCGCCGGAGCGCGACAAGGAAAAGTGGCGCACGCTGATGCCGGTGCCGGCCGATGCGCCCAAGCCCAACTTCAACCACTACCACCGCCGCGCCGCTGACATCGTTCACACGGCGCAGTACCGCGCCGGCGGGCACACGCTGGGCTATGTGGTGCGTTTCCGCACGAGCGACGGCGGCAAGGACACGCTGCCCCACACCTGGTGCGTGAGCGAGAGCAACGGCTCGTTCAAGTGGCAGTGGCGCCAGTGGGACGAGCCCCGGCCGCTGTATTACCCGGGCGGTGAGCACCCGGGGCAGCGCACGGTGGTGGTGGTGGAGGGCGAGATCAAGGCCGAGGTGCTGCAGGCCCTGCTGGATGCCGGGGCGCCGGGTGTGTATTGCGTGGTGAGCTGGCCGGGCGGCAGCAAGGCCTGGGACAAGGCGCTGTGGTCTTGGCTGGCCGGGTGCAATGTGCTGCTGTGGCCGGACTGTGACGCGAAGCGTGAGCCGCTGAAGAAGGCCGAGCGCGAGGCCTGTGCTGACGACATTCAGCTGGCCATGGCCGAGCAGGCCAAGCCGCTGCTGCCCGAGGAGAAGCAGCCGGGCATGAAGGCCATGCTGGGCATAGGCGCGCTGCTGCGTGACCAGCAGGCCTGCACGGTGCAGCTGCTGCCCATTCCCAAGCCCGGCGAGGTGGCAGACGGCTGGGACGCCCGTGACGCCATAGAGGCGGACGGCTGGGATTTTGACAAGGTGCTGGCCTTCTTCGGGCGTGCGCAGCCTTTGCCGGCCTCTGCCGAGGCTTCGGTGGCCGCAGCGGGAGCGGGAGGCTCGGGCGGTGGTGATGGCGGCGGCAAAAAAATCGACGGCCCCGCTGACGCCGGGGACAGTGATTTTGGCGAGGAGCTGGTGAGCTGCGGCGGGCGCAAGGTACCGAAGTGGCTTTCGTACTACTGGGACGCGGAAAAGGGCCGCTGGCTCACGTCGCGCAAGATGGTGATCACCGCGCTTGAGCGTGACCCGCAGCTGTGCACGGTGCTGGGCTTGAACGAGCTGAGCAACAACATCGAGGCGCGTGAGGCCTGGCCTTGGCTGCACGGCAAGGCGGGGCCGGTGACCAGTTCGGTGGATCTGATGCTGGGGGACTACCTCACGCGCACCTACGGGCTGCCCAGCATCTCGCGGGCGGCCCTGGCCGAGGCCATAGAGACGGTGGCGCACGCGCGGCCGTTTCACCCGGTGCGTGCCTATCTGCAGGGCCTGCAGTGGGACCAGACGCCAAGGCTGGACAAGTGGCTGGTGCATGTGATCGGCGAGAGCCCCGAGACGCTGCCGCCCGCGCTGTACGAATACCTGTGCCAGGTGGGCCGGTTCTGGTTGCTGGCCATGGTGTATCGGGTGATGGAGCCGGGCTGCAAGTTCGACTACTGCCCGGTGCTCGAAGGGCCGGGCGGCATGGGCAAGAGCACCATGCTGGAGACGCTGGCCAGCGCGCCGTTTTTCAGCGACGCGCACTTCGACCTGACGCGCGGCAAGGAAGGCCAGGAGCAGGTGCAGGGCATCTGGCTCTATGAGCTGGCTGAGCTGGCGAACCTGGGCAAGGCTGAGGTGAACCTGATCAAGGCCTTCATCTCCAGCAAGATCGACCGCTACCGGCAGAGCTACGGCCGGGTGGTAGAGGCCTTTCCGCGCCAGTGCGTGATGTCGGGCTCCACGAACGAGGACACCTACCTGCGAGACCGCACGGGCAACCGGCGGTGGTGGCCCATACCGGTGGGCCAGCGCATCAATATCCCCTGGTTGCGCAAGTGGCGTGACCAGCTCTTTGCTGAGGCCTATGTCCTGTATCTGCAGGGCGCGGCCTATTCGCCCACACCTGAAGATGAAGCGCGCTTGTATGTGCCCATTCAGGAGAGCCGCCTGGTGGAGACGGCCGTGCTCAGCGAGATGATGCACGTGCTGACCAGGGCGCCCGCGGCGGCCGGCATAGGCGCCGTGGTGAACGATCTGACCGAGTTCGTCACCATGAGCCAGATGACGCTGGCCCTGGGTGTGGACGCGGCCAAGAGCAGCCCAGCCCTGGAGGCGCAGATTCGCTCCTGGTTCGCCCAGGAAGGCTGGCAGCGCGTCAAGAAACAGGTGAATGGCATGCGCGCGTGGGGATACGCGCGCCCGCGCAACTGGCCCCAGCGCGACTGGACGCCAGACGCGGCGCCAGCAGCACCGAACAAACCAAGCCCGGCGCCTGCAGCGGCAGCCGGACCATCAACTGAGCAGGAAGACGACGATGCACCGTTTTAAGGCCCTGGTGGCCCTGGTGCGCGATACGCGCTGCAACACACCGGCTGCGGGAGGCGCGATTCGCGGCACCCGGTGTGGGGCAGTGGCGGGGAGCGCGTCGCATGCGCCCATGACCTAGGAGTGTCCAAGTGTCCACGGTGGCCAGCGGTTTCCATGGAGACCATGGTGTATCAGTTCTTCCCCTAATCCGGGGTTGCAGCTGCTGCATTGCCCGGCGTAGACACATAACTGCGTGAGGCGTGCAGGCGGGGGCGGGTGCGCGCGCTCGCGCACGTGTGCGCTCTCTCTCCCGTGTTTCTCTCTATAGGAAAGGTTGGACACCATGGACACCAGGAATAGATCAGAGGTCGAGCAGCTGGTCGGCGAGATCAGGGCCTACATGCCCGAGACCTACGCCGCGATCCAGGCCAAGGCGCAGGAGATCGGCAAGGAAGCCTATGCCCTCGTCCGCGCCGGCCTGCGCGGCGAGCCCAACAGGTTCTGGGCCATGGAGAAGGGCAGGGTGATGGGTACGCCGTTCAGCATGCCGGAGATCGCAGCCGATGTGGCACAGACCATGGTCCGCTGGGGTAGTGCATACGTCTGCATCTTCGGCCAGCCCGTGCAGGAGGTGGCAAATGGCGCGAATTGACTGGGTGCAGCAGCGCCTGCGCAACTGGGGCCTGTGGAAGGTCAAGTCCAACGCCACGGGCCTGGGCTATGCCAGCAGCTCCGTGTTGCTGGCCGTGCCATCTGGCGGCTACCGGGAGTCGCCCATCCCCATCATCGAGGTCGAGGCAGAGCTGACCGACCGCGCCGTGGAGTCCCTGCGCCTGCGCCAGGGCCACCTGCACCTCACCCTGCACCTGGTCTACGTGCAGAATACTGGCATCAAGCGCGCGGCCCGGCTCATGCACCGCGCCGACTCCACCATCAAGGCCCAGCTCGAACAGGCCGACCAGGCGCTGGCCAACTGGTTCACCGAACACGACGAAGCCCGCCGTCGCGCGCGTGCGACAGATCGCGCAAGGTCTTGACAGGGGGTTTTACACCTTAGACTTTTCCTGTACATTTCATGCAAAGTGCAAGAAGTGTCCCTCCACCGACCTTCCTGTACTCCACACCCGGCCAGCGCAAGCTCGTCGGGTGTTTTCTTTGCAGCGTAGAGCAGCTGGTAGCTCGCCGATGGCCTGGCCTATCGGAGGCCGTTGGTTCGAGTCCAGCCGCTGCAGCCCAACACCATGCCATCCGCCGCGCCTCGCCCTTGCACCTACCCAGGCTGCGGCACTCTCGTGCGCGATGGCACAGGCCGATGCATCAAGCACACCCGAGCCGAAGCAAAGCAACTGGACCGCCAGCGCGGCACGGCTAACGAGCGCGGCTACACATACGCATGGCAGCGGGCGCGAGAGTCCTTCCTGCGTGACCACCCGCTGTGCGAGTGCCCTGACTGCGATGCAGGCCGCAAGCGAGTGACAGCCGCCTCGGTCGTGGACCACAAGATCCCGCACCGGGGAAACATGGTGCTCTTCTGGGACCGAACCAACTGGCAGGCCATGAGCAAGCCCTGCCACGACAAGAAGACCGCCACCGAAGACAGCTCCTTCGCCCGCCGATCGCGCAAGGCCTAGGCCCAGGGGTAGGGGGGGGGCGAAAGTTTGAGCCCTATCACTCTACTAGGTCGGTCTAGAGTGATAGGG